CTAAATTCACTGGTCCATCTATTCCTATGTAATGGAAATACCAAAGATAAAAATACCGCAGATAGATATACCAGTTCATAATCCATACCAAGTATTAAGCGTCCCTCTACCATCGTTAAAGATACCTGGATGTGTAAAGTATCATAGAGATGCAAAACCTTCTAATACAGCCTTATATAGCGATGATTCAACAGGTACTGTAATTAGCTGTGAATCGGGTTCTATGCCATCATTTCAACCCTTGTTATATAACAGAAGAAGAATACAGATAGTAGAAACTAAAGAACAAACACAACAAAAACGACAAGAAATAAAACCAAAAGTAAAAACTGAAAAACCTAAATTACCAAAGAAAAAAGAAAAACAGTTTTTTATAAAATGTCCTGGAGATAAAGATCAAAGAGTAGGAGATTTTCGTAACGATAAAAAACTAGAACGTGTCATAGGTCATAAATTATCGGATGATAAAAGTGAGTGCATAACACTCTATGAAGACACAAAGTTCATCGACCAATATCTACCTTCAGCTAAAGCTGCTTCTACTGCTGCTGGTATTGCTTTGGTCGCTGCTACTACTCCATTACTTATCAATGCTGTAAAACCTTTGGTAAAAAATTTAGTAAAAAAAATTACTTCTCGGAAGTCAAAGAATGTTGATGGGGCAAAACCTGACCCTTCTTAGGCACAACTTCTATGTCTTTGCATAAATTATAGTAAGGACTTGATTTTGCAAACTGAATACCAGCTAGTTTCTTTTCACCACAGTGACGTAATCGTGCAAAATGCCAGTCTAGTTCTAAGTTTTTTAATTTTTGTTTCTGTATATTAATCTGAGTCTGTGCTGCATCTTTACATTGTTTACCTAACTGTCTATCCAAGGGTATAGAAAAGTTAAGAGTTATACCTGTACCAAGTGCATAACTATCCTTATTAGTACCAGAATAGTTCTGTTGATAATACAAAATGTCACCAGGATTATCAGGTGTGCCATCTCCTATGGCATTGCCGTCATCATCAAAATCACCAACTATATCAGTTTGGTCATATACAGGAGTCTCATATCTATGATCAAAAGGTTTTCTATAATTACTATTGAAGGTAGAAAAAGGAGTTATAGTCATCATTGCACCCTGACAAACTATATTTCCTCCATACTGATTAGTATGAAAGCTACCGTTATTAACATTCCAGTTCTGATTTGTAACTGATCCACTATTGCTTTGGCTTACTGCATTAGCTAAAACCTTAACAGGACTAAGTATTATTGCGAGAACACAGATGTAGTGGTAGTAACGGATTCCGTTGTTATATCTCTTGTTATACTTGTGACATTCTGTAGACCTGGACCATGATAGGTTTCTGTAAATTGGAAAGCATTTCCTGATGTAGGATTTGTCATTGTCCAATTTGGTTTGTCTGTCATATCTGCTCCTGTCCATTTATAAGATTGACCTCCTACCGTACCTGTAACTTGCACAG